CAAAATAGAATCCACCTCAGCTGGGGGCAACACCAATTCGACTTCTTCTACTATGGCTTTAGGAGAAGATGGTTCTGTTTGGTTGTGGGGATATAATAATCAAGGCCATCTAGGCTTTGGTAACCCAGATGTAAAGAATAGTGGTGATTTTAATGGTAGTGGTACAGCTACAGGTCCTGATGGACAAACATATACTTATCCAAACACTTGGGCATGGTATTCATCTAACTTTAGCAGGCCAATGCGTCTACCACAAACCTATTTTAATGGCAAAATGATTGTAGATATTTACGCTTCCGGTAGCAATGATGGGAGATTCTGGGCATTAGATGAAGAAGGTTTACTCTGGGCTTGGGGACATAACACCAATGGCGAACTAGGAGTTGGTCACCGAGATGGTACTTACTATATGCATACTCCTACACCAGTTAGTGTTGATTTCAATTACTATGGCGGACTTAAAAAATTAGATTTCGTACCCAACAACAGCTCCGCAAGTACAGGTATGCTGTTCGCATTAGACGGTGAAGGTTGGTTGTGGGCTTGTGGTTATCAGAATGCTGGCCAGATGCCAGGTTTCGCTAGAATAGGCGGGCACGATTCACACCAATTCGGCGCATTTAAACGATTGAATTTCCGACCAAATGGAGATATTGAAGATTTCTGGCCAGGTGGTGAAACTAGTGCCGAATTCCAAATAGCAATCAGACAGAAGAGCACTGGTCAAACCTGGCAATCATCGGGCAACTATACAAACGGCGCTTTAGGACACAGTGTCTCGGGTGCTGATTATTGGTATCAATCGACAGGTCACCCTGGAAACTTTGTACAAATTAAGGGTCCTCGCTGGACTAAATATGTTACTATACACAACCATGACATGGGTGATGGTAGTTATGAATGGACTAGTCCAACATACCTAGATACTAATGGTAACTTGTGGGGTGGTGGTTATAATGCTTATGGTTACCAGAGTTTGGGTTACTGGTCAGGCAGCAGCAACAGCAGTGGTTGGAATAGTAATGAAGCTCCTGCTGAGAATTACCCCGATTTTGAAATGTTGAATTATGAGAATAAACGGCGAGTGATAATACCTGCTGGTACTAGGATTATGAATATGGCACCCTTTGGTTGGGCCAATAGGCCGTTACAAGGTTGGATTGATGATAGAGGTAAGCTCTTGTGGTCAGGTGATGATGGTGATACCCATCGAACTGAATATCATTATAGTTTCTGGGAATGGGCTAGAAACGACCAAGGACAGGAATCACAGCATCTGATGCACTCCGGTCCAAGTGACTAAATAGTAATGATGTAAAATGTTTTATGGGGGTAGAAGCAATTTCTACCCCTATAAACATTTCTAATAAATGATGAGAGGTTATATAATGAATAAGCGTACAGATAATTTACGTTCTTTGACGATGAAAATTCATCACAAATCAGAACGACATGAAATAGCAGAACAGATGTTAAAGGGAGATATTGATCCTGAAACATATGCAGTTTATCTTTGGAATTTATATCAAATTTATGTAGTATTAGAAAATGCAGCTCTTTCTTTAGATTTAATAAACCAAGATACAATTCGTTCTTCTAATTTGATGTTTGATTTTCAAGAGTTATGGGACAAAGATTTCCCACCCCCAACTTGTAAAACTACAATAAAGCATAAAGATAGAATAATAGAAAATATCAGTGACCCAACAGTAATTATGGCTCATGTATATGTTAGACATATGGGTGAACTACATGGTGGTCAAATATTAAAAAATCAAGTTCCGGGTTCCGGAAAATTTTATGAATTTGATGATGCTAAAACTGCTATAGCTGAAATTGTTTCAAAATTGGATGATAGTATGTATGATGAAGCTGTTGCTGTATTTAAACTATCTAATGAGCTTTTAGATGAAGTTTTAGAATATCAACAGCAAAATAATTTAGGAGGTGAGTAGATGTTATTTTATATAGGACTAACAGTGTTTTTGCTGTTACATGCTTTTGTTATGGGGAGACATATTAGCCCATGGTTGTTCAATGCTAGATTAAAACTTATTGAGAAATGTGAACCTAATGGTGAAATTAATTTTAGGCTTTACTATTCAATTATAGATGTAGCTTGTATTGTTTTAATGATCATTGGTTGGCAAACAGAATTTAAATCTATTCTTCTATGGTGTATAGGTCTTGGTGCTCTTTACTATTTGGCATTAATCCCCAAATTCATGAAAGATGCTAAGCAGCGTTAAAAGGATGAAAGAAGCTTTTAAATTTTTATTGCAGAGCTATCCAGAATTGAAGTCAGATGAATATATTGCTCATCAAATCATGGTAGTGTTTGTTATATTAATTTTATTGTTTATTGCATGAATGATTTGTGGGACAACCTTATATCTTTACAAGATGAATTTATAAAAAAATTTAGTGATGTAGGTGTTGAAATATTTGAACCGGGTATGGATCATTTCAACCAACCTGGATGGATGAATAAAGTATGGCAAACCGAATCAGTTAGGCGTTGCCATATAGATGTTGTGGATGTCCGTGATACAAAGAAATTATGGATGATGCACGTTTGTATTTTTCCTAATTTAGATAATACTAGTCCAATATTTGGCTTTGATGTTATATCAGGTAAAAATAAAATGACAGGAGCTTTCCATGATTTTTCTGCAACAACACATAAGGATCATTTTATGATAAAGTGGTTTGCCGATTCTGTTTCAAATTTTGTTCCTGTTAAAAGGAGGCCTTTGCCAGAATGGGCCTTAAATATATTTTCTCCTTCTATGGTTGCTGCTAGTAATGTTAATACAGAAGCAGAATCATTAGATATTATAATGCTAACATTAAAAAATCTAAATTATTATTTTGATAATGTGTCTGAGTCTAACGGAAGGGGAATTGTTGAGGAAGTATCTGAACGTCAAAATTATTATTGTGACAATCAAAAAAAGAATCCACATACACCCAAGGTGATGAAGTCTTTAGGTTTGGATGAAGAAGATGTAAATTTGTTTTGTTCAGATATTTTATTTCCTCGTATAAATATTGGGTATGATACATCTCAATAAATTTCAGGATGTTATAGAAGGTCTTAAAGAAGAAGGTAATTATAGAGTTTTTAATGATATTCTCAGGGAACGTGGCAAATTTCCGCAAGCAATATGGTACTCTAAATACGCTGTTAAACGAATAGTTAATTGGTGTTCAAATGATTATTTGGGCATGGGTCAACACCGATATGTTATAGATGCAATGCAAACAGCATTAGAGAGTTCTGGTGCTGGTTCAGGCGGAACAAGAAACATATCAGGCACTACACATTATCATGTTGCTTTAGAACATGAACTAGCAGAACTACATCAGAAAGAAGCTGCTCTACTTTTTACTTCAGCCTATATTGCAAATTCAGCTACTTTAGAATCTATGGCTAAAGTCTTGCCTGATATTACTTTCATAAGCGATAGTATGAATCATGCATCCATTATTCAAGGAATTCGGCACAGTAGAGCTAAGAAGGAAATTTGGAAACATAATGACCTAAAGCATCTTAAAGAATTGCTTGAAAAAACTCCTGATCCTAAATGTGTTGTTTTTGAATCCGTTTATTCTATGGACGGAGATATATGTCCATTAAAAGAAATTGTAACTTTATGTAAAAAATATAAAGCTATAACTTTCCTAGATGAAGTTCATGCAGTAGGTCTGTATGGAGAACGTGGTGGTGGTATTACAGAACGTGATGGTGTTGATGTTGATATAATAAATGGAACATTAGCTAAAGCGTTTGGGGTACAAGGAGGATATATTGCAGCTGATAAGGATTTTCTAGATGCTATACGAAGTTTATCCTCTGGGTTTATATTCACCACAAGTATAAGTCCTGTTATATGTGCTGGGGCCTTAACCTCTGTTAAGTATGTTAGAGATCATAACTGTTTAAGGCTTACTATGCAAGAACGTTCTCAAAAAACTAAAGTAGAATTGGAACGAAATGGCATAAGTGTAATGGAAAATCCATCACATATCGTACCTGTTATTATAGGTGATGCAAAAATATGTAAGAGAATTAGTGATGATTTGTTATATAAAGATGGAATTTATGTACAACCTATAAATTATCCTACCGTAGCAAAGGGCACAGAACGATTAAGGTTTACTCCCGGGCCATTTCATACAGATTTAATGCTATATGATATGGTAATTAAGTTGAGGGATGCGATGCGACATAACAAAATTGTATAAATAGTAGCAAAAGTTTGGAGTTTTTATGTCACTAATTAATAATCTAGTCGTTGAAGCTAATGCTGATTTCTCGGTCACTGTAGAGTTGACAAACGAAGATGTTGATGGAAATATCACAGTACTTGATTTAACTGGGTATACAGCTTTAGCTCAAATACGAAAACGATACGGAACTAATACCGTATCTGAAACTTTTACTATTGCTTGGCCTGCAGATAGGACTACTGGGAAATTAGAGCTTGAATTGACTGACACACAAACTGGCATCCTCAAAGACGGTAGATATGTTTGGGATTTACAATTAACCGATTCTTTAGGTATTAAAACTAGGACTTTAGAGGGGAGGTTAGTAGTTCAACCTTCCGTTTCTAGATAGGGAGAATAAAAAGACATGGCTACTAGTTCAACTGGTACTACATTAAAAGCAAAAGTAACAAAATCACAATTAAAGCTTAGAACTTTAACAGATTCTAATTTTGGTACATTATCAGCTGCTGATGATGATAAAGTTGTATATTATGATTCAGCAACAGATTCTTGGAAATTGAAAGACCTTATTACAGAGGTGGATTATACGGTTCTTACATCTACAGGCTCTATTGTGTTTGATGGGGGAACATTTTAATGCCTACTATATCAAAATTTCTAATAAAAAGGTCTTCCGGAAATACGGCCCCAACCGATTTAAAATCGGGGGAAATAGCCTATACTTGGGGTGCTGCTACAGAAACTAATGGCGGCCAAAGATTCTTTATTGGTGCAGGAGATGAATATCCTACAGGCCCCGGCGGAGCCTTAGAAGCTGAATTTGTACATCAAGTCGGCGGTAAGTATTTCACTGATTTGTTGGATCATATCCGAGGACAAGTTAAGCCTGATTCTGCTTTAATAGTTGATAACGATAAAAAATTAGATCAACTGAGGGTTGATAGAGTAACTTTAGATGGAAATAATGTTGGTATCTTCCATGAATATACTTCAGGTGGTCATCTAAATGTTGATGCTCAAGGCACACAAAATCTAAATCTAGGAACACTTGCAAGTGGTTCTGTTGTTAATATTGGTAATGCAACTTCAGAAACTACAGTTCAGGATAACTTCACTGTTAATGGAGATTTGGCAATTTATGGCACTTCTCTCTTTTCTGGTGATTTAGCCCTTTCTGGTGAAGTAGATATTACTGGTGACCTTGATGTTGATAATATAAATTTAAATTCTAATGCTATAACATCCACCACTGGTGTATTGTCGATAGATCCTACTGGCGCTAATGCTTTACAGTTGGGTACATCCAATAGTGGCGGAGTAATTTCAATTGGACATACAACATCAGAAACAACCGTCAATGACAATCTAACAGTTACAGGAGATTTGATTGTCAATGGTACACAAACAACTCTTAATGTTGCAACCATTACAGTAGATGATAAGAATTTAGAACTATCAGCAGTAGATACTCCTACTGATGGTATAGCAGACGGTGGCGGTATTACTCTTAAAGGTACTACAGACAAAACTATACTTTGGCAAAATGCTGATAATAGATGGCATTTCAACCAAGGTATTGATATAGATTCTGGTGACCTTATTGTAGATGGCACAACAACATTAAATTCAGATTTAGATTTTAATTCATCAAACATTGATGTTTCAACACAAGCCACAGATATTAATATTAAAGATAATAGTGCTACGGCTCTTACTATTTCTGAAGGTACTACAAATTATGCTGTATTTCATACCACAAATTCTGGTGAGAAAATACAATTCCTTAAAGATATAGATATAGATTCTAATGTAGAAGTTTCAGGTACTCTTACGGTTGAAGGACTTTCAACTCTTAATGGTGGCACATTAACATTTGGTGATGCCGATACAGATAACGTGGTGTTTGGTGCAGATATTAATTCTAATTTTATACCTAATACGGACAACACATTTGACCTAGGTACCGCTACAAAAGAATGGAGAAATGTCTATATTGATGGCACAGCTCATATTGATACGTTGGATATAGATGAGAACGCTGTCATAGCAGGTACATTAGGAATCACTGGTGCAACAACGCTAAGTTCCACATTAGGGGTTACTGGTGTTTCAACACTAAATGACCAATTGAATGTTAATGCTCCTGTGGAGATAGCAGGTGCAAGTTCGTTTATACATCTACCAGATTCTACAGAAATTTATATAGGCACAAGTAATGATTTATCTTTTTACCATGATGCTACAGATTCCTATATTACAAATAAAACAGGCTCATTAAAAATTGCGACAGAAACATCTGGTGTTCCTGTTTCAATCGGCCATACGTTATCAGAAACAACCATTAATGATAATCTTACAGTATCAGGTAATGCAACCGTAACCGGCAATCTTACGGTTGAGGGACTATCAACTCTCAATGGTGGTACATTAACACTAGGTGATGCCGCTACAGATAATGTGGTATTTGGTGCAGACGTTAATTCTAATATCATTCCTAATACAGACGGTTCTTATGATTTAGGTACCGTTACACAGGAATGGAGAGATTTGTATTTGGACGGTACAGCTCATATAGATACATTAGATGTTGATATTAATGCTACAATTGCTGGCACATTAGAGGTAACTGATTCCACTACACTGAGCGATACATTAGATGTTACTGGTGCTACCACACTGAGCGATACATTAGATGTTACTGGTGCTACAGGTATAGACGGCGACTTTGACATTAATACAAATAAATTTAATGTTGCTGCAAGTTCAGGTGATACTGACATTGCTGGCACATTAGACGTTGTTGGTGCTACAGGTATAGATGGTGATTTTGATATCAACACCACTAAGTTTACTATTGCAGCTGCAACTGGTAATACAGATACCGCTGGTACATTAGACGTAACAGGTGATACCACATTAGATTCTGATTTATCGGTAGCAGGAAATGCAGCTGTTACAGGTACTTTAGATGTTACAGGTATAGTTACAACAACGACTCATATAGATATGCCAGATGGTGCTAACATTAAGTTGGGCACAAGCGATGACTTACAGTTGTATCATAATGGTACAGATTCCTATATTACTAATTCGGAAGGTACATTAAAAGTTGGAACAGAAACTTCTGGAGGTCCAATATCCATTGGCCATACAATATCAGAAACTACTATTAATGATAATTTAAACGTTACTGGTAATACTGACATTACTGGAAATGCTACCATTACAGGCAACACTGACATTACAGGCAATTTAGATGTAACAGGTAATCTTACGGTCGAAGGACTTTCAACTCTTAATGGTGGTACATTAACACTAGGTGATGCCGCTACAGATAATGTGGTGTTTGGGGCTGATGTTAATTCCAATATTATACCAAATACGGATGGTGCTTATGATTTAGGTTCAGCATCTCAAGAATGGAAAGACCTCTATGTAGATGGCACAGCTCATATTGATGATTTAGATGTTGATGTTAATGCTACAATTGCTGGTACTTTAGATGTTACTGGTGTTATTAGTCCAACAACTCATATAGATATGCCAGATGGTGCTAACATTAAGTTGGGCACTGGCGACGATTTAGAATTATACCACGACGGTACAAATTCATATATTACTAATTCAGAAGGTGCATTAAAGATTGCTACAGAAACTTCTGGAGGTGCAGTATCTATTGGAAATGCAACATCAGAAACAACTATCAATGATAACTTAACTGTTGCTGGTGATGTAACAGTTGATGGTGCCACATTAGATGTTAATGCTGATGTGGAAATTAATGGTGATTCAACGATAGATGGTGCTGTAGATATTACTGGTGACCTTGATGTTGATAACCTCAACCTTAATGGTAATACTATTATATCAACAGACACCAATGGACATATTAATATCACACCAGATGGCTCTGGTACAGTTATAGTTGAAAGTGCTATTCTTAATACAGATGTTGGTGGTACTGCTGTTTTAGATGACGACACCTTTGCAACAGCAACAAGTACAACTCTCGCTACAGCTGAAAGTATTAAAACATATGTAGACACACAGATTACAGCTGAAGATTTAGACCTTACTACAGACAGTGGTACAATAGCTATTGACCTAGACTCTGAAACACTATCTATTATAGGTGGCGAAGGTATAGATACTTCCGCTACTGGAAAAATAGTAACCGTAACTGGTGAAGATGCTAGTACAACCAATAAGGGTGTTGCATCTTTTCAATCAACACATTTTGATGTTACGGCCGGTGCAGTAAACATACAGGCTGATGCTATTGATGATACACTTATAGATTGGGGTACAGGTACAAACCAAGTTAGTACAGATGAAGTACCTGAAGGTTCAACCAATATATGGTATACAGATGAACGTGTTGATGACCGTGTAAGTAACCTAGTTGTTGATGGTGAAGGTATCACCACAACTTATAACGATAGTGCTGGTACATTTACGATTGATGCAGAGGACGCTACAGACTCTAATAAGGGTGTAGCTTCATTTGCCAGTACGGATTTTACAGTAACTACTGGCGCTGTTGGTATTAAGGCTCTTGGAGTATCTAATGCACAACTTGCTGGTTCTATTGATAATGCTAAACTAAGCAACTCTACTATAGTGTTGGGTAGTGATACTATTAATTTGGGTGATACAATTACCGATCTGAATGGTGTTACTTCTTTAGATGTTGATAATCTAACGTTAGATGGTAATACAATTAGTTCTACTGATACTGATGGAGATATACTTCTAGATCCTGATGGAACTGGATCAGTTGATGTTAATAGTGCAAGAATTATTAATCTTGCAGATCCAACTCAAACAACAGATGCTGTTACCAAACAATATGTTGATGCCGTAAAGAGTGGTCTTGATATTAAAGATTCGGTTAGAATGGCCACAACGGCTGACTTGTCTGGCACATATGCTAACGGTACATTGGGTGTTGGTGCCACATTAACTAACAATGGTACTCAGGCCGCATTTACAGTAGATGGTGTTGCTGCATCTCTTAATGATAGAGTACTAGTTAAAGATCAAACTGCACAGACTGAGAATGGTATCTATACAGTAACAACAGTTGGTAGTGGTGCTGCGAATTGGGTATTGACTAGAGCTACAGATGCAGATGGTGATCCATCACAAGAACTAGATGGTGGCACATTCGTATTTGTTGAAGAAGGTACTATAGGTAAAGACAATGGATATACATTTACACATAATGGTGTGCCGACAATCGGCACGACAAATTTACCAGTATCACAGTTCTCAGGTGCAGGTCAAGTAATTGCTGGAGAGGCATTAACCAAATCAGGCAACACATTAGATGTTGCAGTAGACAATTCATCTATCGAAGTTTCAGCTGATACATTGCAAGTTAAGGCTTTGGGTGTAACCAATTCGATGCTTACAGGATCAATTGCAAATGCTAAACTAACTAATAGTTCAGTAACAATAAACAGCAATTCATTGTCCTTGGGCAGTACATTAACCCTAGATACAGATGATTTTGCTGAAGGTACAAACCTATTTTATACTGATGAGCGTGTTGATGACCGCATTGATTCTTTAGTACAAGACGGTGAGGGTATCACTACAACATACAATGATTCTGCTAACACATTTACAATTGCAGCTGAAGATGCTACAGATAGTAATAAAGGTATAGCATCATTTGCTAATACTGATTTCGATGTTACTACAGGTGCTGTTAGTATTAAATCAGGCGGCGTTTCCAATACACAGTTAGATAATAATTCAGTTACACTTCAAGGTTATAATCTTGCATTGGGTGGTACATTAACTCTAAACTCTGATGATATTGCTCAGGGCACTACAAACATTTATGCTAGTAATGAAGCGATTGATGATGAAGTTGGTAACAATCTCTTCCAGTCAGGCGAAGGTATCAATCACATTTATGATGATGCTAATGGAACATTAACAGTATCCGGCGAAGATGCTAGTTTAACCAATAAAGGTATTGCTAAATTTAATACTGCTGATTTCAGTGTAGCTGCTGGTGATGTTACCATTAAGAGTTTAGGTGTATCAAATGCTCAACTTGCAGGTAGTATAGACTTAACTACAAAGGTAACAGGTACTTTGCCGATGACAGAGGGTGGTACTGGAGTCACTTCATTAACAGCTAATGGCATTCTTTATGGTAACAGTGGTACGGATATACAGGCAACAGCAGCTGGAACGGATGGTTACTTTTTATATTCAAACTCTGGGACTCCAGATTGGACTAATGTAATAGATGGCGGAACATATTAATGGCTATACCAAATTCTAAATCTACATTAAAGGATTGGTGCTTACGAAAATTAGGAGCGCCTGTTTTAGAAATCAACGTTGATGATGATCAAGTTGATGATAGAATTGATGAAGCGCTCCAATTCTTTTATACTTTTCAGTATAGTGGTATGGAGCGTTGTTATCTTAAACACTTAATTACAGAAGCTGATGTTACTAGGTCTGGCACTGATGAATCTGAAACGGCCACAGATATAAAAGATAGTGGAATAACAACAGATTGGAAAACAGGGAAAGGATTTTTAGTAATGCCTGATGCGGTTCAAAGTGTATTGAGAGTTCTGCCGTTTAGTGATAGAGGCAATCTTAATATGTTTGATGTTCGTTATCAGTTAAGATTGAATGACCTGTATGATTTTTCATCTGAATCAGTTATTCATTATCAAATGACCATGTGGCATTTAGATTATTTAGATATGATTTTAATAGGAGAAAAGCCTTTACAGTTTAATACTCATAAGAATAGGCTTTATATTAATATGGATTGGGGTGATGATGTTCAGGTAGGAGAGCATATTATTATAGAATGTTATCGAAAATTAGATCCTACAACCTGGACTGATGTATATGACAATTTGTGGTTAAAAAGATATTCAACAGCTCTTATAAAGAAACAGTGGGGAGAGAATCTTATCAAGTTTCAAGGTGTAACTATGTTGGGTGGAGTTACTATGAATGGTGAAACAATATATAATGATGCTAAGGACACAATTATAAAGTTAGAAGAAGAATCGAAAACAACGTGGGAGGAACCACTCCATTTCGACATTGGATAATTAATCATGCCAACTAATCTTTACTTCACTAAAGGGACGACTAACGAACAGCTGCTTTACGAAGATTTAGTCATAGAAGCTTTGGGGATTTTTGGGCACGACTGCTACTATCTCCCTAGAACCCTCGTAAACGAAGATGATCTCCTAGGAGAGGATACTCTCAGTAAATATGAAAATGCTTATCCTATGGAAATGTGGATGGAAACTCCAGAAGGATATCAGGGTGAAAAGGAAATTATTACAAGGTTCGGTTTAGAAGTTAGAGATGAAACAACCTTTGTAGTATCTCGTAGGCGTTGGGAAGATATTTTAATTGCAGCTTCAGGCACAGGATCATCAACAGCATTAACAGATACAGAGTATCTATCTGATATGTTGGGAACTGGTCGACCTAATGAAGGAGATTTAATATGGCATCCAACAGTAAAAAAATTATTTATAATAAGTTTTGTAGACCATGATGATCCATTTTATCAGATAGATAATCTTCCTGTATATAAATTATATTGTAGAACTTATGAATATTCAAGTCAAGAAATTAATACTGGAATTCCTGAAATTGATAATATTGAAGAAGAACATACCCTTGATCCTAGAAATTGGAATCTTGTTGGTGAAAGTCCCTTTACATATAATGAGGCAATTCGCTTGGAAGCAGGAACAGATTTAACTACTACCGGATTGATAATAGATGAAACAGATAGTGATAATATAATCTGTGAAGATGAGGTTGGTGTTGATTCTATCCTTTATGAAGATGATGAAGGTGATGAATACTATATAATATTAGAGAACTTTAACATTGAAGAACAAATGCCACAAGCGGATAATGATTTCTTTGAAGATGAAGCTATAGGGACCGAATCTATAGACGGAATAATTGATTTTAGTGAGAAGAATCCTTTTGGTGAACCTACGGAGGGTATGTAATGCTCGGAGAACATTTTTATAATGAATCGTTTAGAAAAACTATTATAGCTTTTGGTTCATTATTTAACAACATAAGTATATTTAGAAAAAGTAAATCAGGAACAAAGACACAATCTTTGAAAGTGCCTTTAGCGTATGGCCCGAAACAAAAATTTATCACTAGATTAGAACAAGACCCAGCTGGGACACAATCTATAGCTATTACTCTTCCTCGTATAGGATTTGAGATTCAAGGATTTACATATGATCCTGCGAGAAAATTAAATAGAATTATTAAACATAAAAGGGTTAAAGAAGATACTGTTAAAAAACTAAAGTCTATGACTACTCAGTATACTCCTGTTCCTTATAATGTAAACTTTGAATTGTTTGTTATGGCTAAGAATAGTGATGATGGTATTCAAATTGTTGAACAGATACTACCATACTTTCAGCCAGAATATACTGTAACTATCAAAGAAATTCCTGAAATGTCTATCATTAGAGATGTTCCAATAATTTTAAATGATATTAATTATGAAGATACTTATGCTGGTGATTTTACAGAACGTAGGGCTATAATTTATACTTTGAGTTTTAGTGCTAAAACGTATGTTTATGGTCCAGTTAGTACACAAGAACAGATTACAAAAGCGCAAGTGGATATATATCCAGATTTGCCAGCAGAAACACCTTCACGACACCACCGAATTGTCGTTGAAGCAACTAGGCCGCCATCGTCACCAGATGCGGATGATTTTGGATTTAATGAAACTATAAGTGAATGGACTTGATTATGAATAATGTAGATGATGCGATTAGTGACGCTCTTGGAGTAGCAAAAAACATAAAAAGAGAGGTATTAGATCCTAAGCCCCTGGCTGCACGGCCAGCGACAGCTGTAATGACTGCCACTGAACGGGAAGTGGATACTGACGTAGACTATAGATATAGTAGAGAAAATTTTTATAACCTTATTGAACGTGGCCAGGATGCTATTACAG